GACCGATGACCGCAAGCGCCTGGAGGACGCGCTCGGCGTGTTCGGCACGCTCAAAAAGGCCGACCTGTTCGGCGAGTCGCGCGGGCGCAGCGTCGAGTTGGCCTTCGGCACTCTCGGCTTCCGCCGGGCCACGTCCCTGCGGCTGCTGGCCAAGCACACCTGGGCCATGGTGCTGGGTCGCATTCAGGGCCTGGGCCTCACCGACGGCCTGCGCACCAAGGTGGAAGTGGACAAGGATGCCCTGCGCGGCTGGCCGGAGGAGCGCCTGGAAACCATCGGCGTGAAGCGCGAGACTTCGGACGAATTCTTCATCGAGTTGAAGGCGGAAGAGCTGCCGCAGCAGGCGGCGTAACGACCAGACCACAACAGACCAGACAGGAGGAAACCATGAAAAAGCAGAAGCGCGAAATCGATCCGGCAGTGGTTGCGGCGTTCGAGGCCGCCATGGAGCGCATCAAGGTCGTCACCGGCTGCTACACCCAGGTGACTTTGGCCGAGGTGCTGGAGATCCGCCAGTCGAGCATCAGCGACGCCAAGCGCCGGGCGAGCATCCCGGACGGCTGGCTGGTGACGCTGCTGCGCTCGCACAAGGTGCTGCCCGACTGGATACTCACCGGCGAAGGCCCGCAGTACCTGACCAACACCAACCACGCGGCCCTCGCGGACATCGAGAAGCGGCTGGCCGCCTTCACCGAGGACTTCGTGCTCCTGGTCAACCGCGTCGAGGACAGCCTCGACATCATCAAGATGACCAACGCCGAATTGCAGCGCCGCAAGGAGTTCCACGCCGGGCGGCTGGCGGAGGACCTGGAGAAGGCCAAGGGCATCCGCACCAACCTGGAGACCATGGCCACCGATGCGGCTGCTCTGACCCACTAACCCCAACCGCGAAGGAGCAAGACCATGACCATCCGCGCCAAGTTCAAAGTCGGGAATAAGCAGGAGTGCCCCAGCGGGGCCACCCAGATTCACATGCACGCCGTGTACTCGCCGGACCCCAACCACGAGAACAAGGTTTTCACGGATGCCACCCCTTCGGGGAACTTCGCCATGAATGTCACCAAGAAGGAGACAGCGGACTTCTTCGAGGTCGGCGAGGAATACTTCCTGGATTTCACCAAGGCCTAGCCACCAACCCCCAACCGCAAGGAGCAAGACCATGAACCAGAAAGACCTGATCAACGGCATCAACCAGAAGCTCTCTGCCACCTTCGGCCCCAACGAGGAGCGCGTGAAGGCCACCCTGAAGGCCCTGGCCGAGGTGGCCACCGCCGAGCTCAAGACCGGCGGCGAAGTCTCCTTTCCAGGGGGGCTTGGCAAGCTGGTGGTGGAGCCGACGGCGGCGCGTGCGGGGCGCAACCCGCGCACCGGAGCCGCGATCCAGATCCCGGCGGGGCGGAAGGCGAAGTTCACGGCGGGCAAGGAACTGAAGGACGCCCTGAAGGGCTAGGGGGTGGACGTGGCCGAGAAGCAAGAGAAGTACGTCATCTTAAAGGCAGATGAAGTGCACTACCTGAGAGCGCACAACGATGATTTCGCGGACGCCTGGGAAACCGTCGAGGACCAAATCAAGGCGCTCCGCGAGCACAAGGGAAAGTCTGACATTGGTCGGAACGAATACATCATCTGCAACCGGGATGAGCCTTACGCCGAGGAGGTCTGGCAGACCATCTTGCGCGGCGAGGATGCGAAGATGCGCGACCCGCAGAGATAGCTATCTGCGAAACCGCCCTGCGGGGCGGTCGTCCAGGCGTGGCGGCCTGGGCCTGACGAGCAGCCAACCGGAGACACGATGAACCTTGACGCCCGAATCAACGCCCTGGCCGTCGATCTGCTGTACGCACGCGGCACCATCCCCTGCGCGCTGCTGGCCCGCATGGCGCGCCCCACCGAGTGCTGCTCGCGCGGGCTGGCCACCACGGTCGAGGAGTTTCAGACCTGCCGCTCCTGCCCCGAAGGCCAGCGCCTGGCCGCCACGGCCCCGCTGTGGGGGTTCTGCAAGCCGCTGCCCGCGCCGGTGGTCTACACTCCGCCGCAGGCCGCACCGATGCCTGCCTGCAGGCCAGCGCCCTCGCGCGCCGTGCGCCCGGCCAAGCCCGTGGTCATGGGCGTGGACCTCGGCAAGCCCGGTGGCGACAAGACCGTCGAGGTCGCCCTGGCCGTAGGGGCCAAGGGCGCAGTGGCGCTGTCCTTCCGCGAGATCACGCCCAAGGCCCCGCACCCCATGATGGCCATGCAGGAGGGGCAGACGGCCCAGCAGGCCAAGCTCCAGGCCAAGCCCAAAGCCCCGCGCCCCGAGCGCCCGGTCAAGCCCAAGGCCACATGCCGCGAGTGCGGCTGGATCAAGCCCCGCCGCTGCTCGTGGCCTGAGCCGGACCTGTGCGGCTCCTGCGCGCCTGCGGCCCAGCCCGTACGCCCCAAGCACCTGGTCAAGGCCGCAGCCAGGCGCACGGCCACTCCGGCCCCGGTCCAGGTGCCGGAGGCTCAGCTCACGCCCCCTGTCATGGACACGCGCCTGGTCAAGCTGGCCAGCGCCCTGCGCGAGCTGACGGCAGATGGCCGGATGCGCGTGAGCATGCTGGACCTGATGCACTCCATCGGCGCGGCCAACTACGACGAGGCCGCTGGCCTGGTGATCCACGCCGGGCTGCGCACGTCGCAGCTCTCCGGCCCGGTGCAGACCGTGCTGGTGGACCACACCGCGCGCCTGCTCATGGCCAGCGCGGCGAGCGAGGTGCGGCAGTGATTAGGTTCACCCCGGACATGTACGTCATGATGGTGGGCGACATCATGGACCACGCGCAGAAGCACCTCAACGAGTGCCGCGAGCTGCTCCCGCTCATCACCAAGGATGGCCTGCCCATCCGCCAGAAGCTGGCCCACATCGAGAGCCTCAAGATACACCTGGGCGTCATCCGGGGCGACGCCGACCGGGCGCTCCTCACTATCGGAGGATAGGCCATGAGCACGCAAGCCATGCGCGCGATCAAGCCCTCAGACCTCAAGAAGCCCACGGACTACAAGGCTCGCTATGAGGCCGAGCAGCATCGCCGCCAAAATCTTGAGGCTCGCGTGGAGGCCCTGGAGCTCGAGCGCGACGCGCTTCGCTACCGTAACTCGCAGCTCAAGGCGCAGTTGGAGCAACGCCTGGGCCTGCCGCACGTCCAGGCCCAACTGAGTGTGCAGGCATGAGCGCCCCCCGCTTCATCGCCGACCGTGGCGGGCATGGCTCCGTCTGCATCCGCGACACCACGCGGGCCAACCGCATGTGCTGCTCGTTCGAGCGCGACTTCGCAGCCTTCAGCGGCGACCGCGACCGGGCCACCGCCGCAGCCATGCGCATGGCCAATATCTGCGCCGAGGCCCTGAACCAGGCGCACGAGGCCAGGACCAAGAAAGAAGGAGGGAACACCTGATGCCCAGCTATATCTTCGATGATCCGTTCGGTGAGCTGGTGGCCACCGGGCGCAAGACCCAGACCATCCGCCGCCTGCACCCCGACCTGCCCAAGGTCGGCGACACGTTGCAGCTCTTGAGGTATGGCGCGGGCGCAAAGACAATCCACCTCACCCCGGACCCTGTCTGCACCTCCGTGCAGCCCATCCGCATCTACAAGGATCGCCCGACCTGGACCGCAGTGGAGCTGGACGGCGAGTACCTGATCCTTGTGAAGATCCGGCGCTTGGCCCTGGCCGACGGCTTCGCATCCACCATGGATTTCCTGCGCTACTTCGAGCGCAAAGGCCTGCCCTTTGAGGGCGTGCTCATTAGGTGGGAGGCGCGCCCAGAGAGCCCGCACACGCCTCTCCCCGTGCGGGAATGCCGCACCTGCATGCACGATGGCAACAGCATCGAGGACTGGCCCTGCCGCACGTCCATGAACGCGGCCGGGCTCACTTGCTACGAGCCGAAGGAGGATCCCTATGGCGCACCCAGCACGTAATCTCGCGCCCTACAAGGGCAAGCTCATCCAGCTCATCCACATCGCCAAGGGCAAGCTCGGCCTGGACGACGCCGACTACCGCGCGATCCTGGAGCGCAAGACCGGCAAGACCAGCAGCAAGGACATGAGCATGAGCGAGCTGGA